GATTTTTCTGCGGGTCAAGTATTTACTAAAACGCTTTCAGCTAATACAACATTAACATTTACTAACTTTAATATTGGAGAGGTTAAGGATCTTGTTATTACAGGAGACTATACTTTAACACTTCCTGTTGCTGCTAATATTGTAACTGGTATATACGATGGAACAGTAGATAACCTTATTCAGGTTCTTTGCACTTCATCTTCACCAGCGCAATTTTGGGTAACAATTAATCAACCGGTATAATGGCATACAATAGAAAATTATTATATACTAAAAGCTTTCCGTCTTGGAATACGCCTGAAGGTAATTTAGGAAGTATTATTAATGGTTATGCAATGACTCCTATCCAGTTAGTTGCTACTGAAATTAATGAACCTGGATCAACTATAACATATGCTGTTACAACAGGATCCTTGCCTGCTGGATTAACCTTATCTTCTTCTGGAGAAATATCTGGAACACCCACTGGTTATACTTCAAATGAAACTGTAAACTTTACAATTACAGCAACGGACGATGAAGGAGAAACTGCTTTAAGAAATTTTAATTTTAATGTTAGCATTAACTATGAAGTTGATTATTTGGTAGTTGCTGGCGGCGGCGGCGGCGGCGGCGGGATTTCTGGGGATTCACCTGGAGGTGGAGGCGCTGGTGCAGTTATATACGTATCAGATTTTGTGAACATAGGAAGCACTTATTCTATTACTGTTGGTGGCGGAGGAGCAGGCGGAAACAACAATTCTAGAGGATCCAATGGTCAAGATTCTTCCGTATCACTTTCTGGCAGCAACATAATTTTATCTAAAGGCGGCGGCGGCGGCGGCTCTCAAGCTGGAAGAGGTCTAGATGGTGGTTCTGGAGGTGGCGGTACTCGAGATGGAGATTCAAATAATTCAGAATTAGGTGGTAGCGCTGTTACTTCAAATATAGCTATGTCGGGTGCTTCTATTTATGGAAATGATGGAGCTACTGGAACTTTTCAAACAGATTCAGCTGGCGGCGGCGGAGCCGGTGAACAAGGAAATGTTGACGGCAGTGGTTTTGGAGGAGATGGAATACAAATAAATATAGATGGAAACAACTACTTTTGGGGTGGTGGCGGAGGAGCCGGAGAAGGTAACGGTGGTCAAGGCGGCGGCGGCGGCGGTGCAAGGACTGGACTTGGTGGAACAGGTGGTATTAATGATGGTCAAGATGCATCTGAAACACCTTCAGATTCCGGAGGAAACGGAGGTGACAACACTGGTGGCGGCGGTGGAGGCGCTACTAATCCAACAGGATTCCCTGGAGGCAATGGAGGCTCTGGAATAGTAATACTTAGAATGCCATCAGTTGCATACAGTGGAACTACAACAGGAAGCCCAACAGTTACAACAGATGGATCTGATACAATATTAACATACACTGGAAGTGGAACATATACGGCTTAAGACATGGCACACTTTGCAAAATTAAATAACGAAAATATAGTAGAAGAAGTTATAGTCATAGCCAACAAAGCTATGCTTGACGATAGCGGTGTTGAAGTAGAAAAGCTAGGGCTTGATATATGCAGGCACCTATCTAACTGGGACAACTGGAAACAAACATCATACAACGCTACATTCAGAGGAAAGTTTGCAGCTGTAGGAGATTACTACGATGCAGCTAGGGACGAATTCATAAAACAATAAATAATGGCAATAACTAAAGTATCAAACTCAGTATTAAAAGATCTAGCTGTAGATACGCAGAACATAGTAAATGCTTCTGTAACAAATAGTAAAATGGCTGCTAATTCTGTTGATTCAGATCAGTATGTAGATGGATCTATTGACGAGGCTCATATAGCTGATGATCAAATATCATACGCAAAGCTAAGTGGTGAATTCACAACATCTTCAGTTATATCTGCAAGTGATATAGACTTTGCAGCAGCTCAAGTATTTACCAAGACTTTAACGGGTGATACGACTTTTACTTTTTCTAATACAGATATTGGAATGGTAAAGGATCTTGTTATTACTGGTGATGCTGTTATTACATGGCCAACTGGAACTAAAATTGCTGCTGGAACGTATACAGGGGCTGTAAGTAATTTAATTCAGGTTGTTGTTACTGCCGCAGGAGAGTATTGGTTAACTATATCACAAGAACAAGTATAATATGAAAGCAATAGAGATCAACGGGAACATTAAAACATTTAGACGTCTACCTAATGTATGGGAGGATGCAAATGGACTGCATACTAATTTTAGAAAAGTAGCTGACCCTAAACAATACGGTTTCTATGATGTAGTTACACCGCAATACGACAAAGTTAGCGAAAGGCTTTCTGCTATGTACTTTGATGGAGATAAGTTTACTTACGATGTAGTTGCTATTGACTTAGAGGGTACGCACGATGTATTAGATGAGGAAGGAAATGTTATTGAAACAAAACCTAACTATGACATTGCAGAGTTAAAAGCAAGCAAGATACAAGCTATTAAAACAGAAGCTGGTAAATTATTATCACCTACTGATTGGTATGTTACAAGACTTGCTGAAAGAGCAGTTGAGATACCACAAGAAATAAAAGACGAAAGACTTGACATAGTAACAAAGTCAGATACATTTGAAACAGAAATTAACGCATTAACAACCGTAGAAGAAGTACTAAGATACACGCACGCATTTTATCCGCAGCCAAGTTTAGATGAAGTTGAACCATTAACTGAATAGTATGTTAGCTAAGAGATTAATCAAATCAAATGATGCTGGCGGTGGTTGCACTAATACAGTAGATTTATACAACCCATTTCCAGATGGAGGTGGTGTAGCTTTATATCAATTAAATGGCGATGCTACTGATGTTAGCGGTAACTATGATGGCTCTGCTACAAATGTTACTTGGGGTGGTGCAGGTCAATTTGGAACGGCTGCTAATTTTAGTGTTTCAGGAAGTAGGATTGTTTTACCCACTCCAAGCATAATTCCAGTTAATCTTAATTTTTCTTTAAGTATATGGATTAAAGGTTCGCAAATTGCTTCATCCGTATCAAATACAGTTTATTTAAACTTTGATGGGTCTTACTTTGGATTTACGGTAGAATCTAATAATGCAATCGCTGCTTTTTCTAATTCTTCAAATGTAGCTTATTCAATAAGAACCACATCCGCGCCTTTAGATGCAAATTCTTGGAATCACATTGTTATATCTTCAGCAGGTTTAAGTGGTAATTGTAGTATATATGTAAACGGTAATTTTGAAGTAAGCGGAATATTACAATCAACTACAAGAACAATAAATATAGCGAATGGAAATGTATTTGGTGATATTCCTGGCATTGTTTCATATCCTTTTAATGGCGAAATAGACCAAGTTAGATTCTTCAACAGAGCATTAAGACCTTACGAAGTAGAAGCATTATATACAGAAGAATATTGTACACCTACTATTGTGCCAAGTGAGCATTTTAATACTGTTACTTATACAGGCAATGGAACAACCAATCCAAGAACAGATGTAGGATTTCAGCCAGACTTAGTTTGGATTAAATGTAGAAATCAACCTAAAAATAACAGACTTTATGATTCAGTAAGAGGTGCAACTAATTTCTTAGAATCAAACAATACTGATGAAGAAGAAGTTGCAGCAACATCGTTAACTTCTTTTGATTCAAGTGGGTTTACTTTGGGTTCAGCTACTACAACAAATTCAAATAATGACGATTTCGTAGCTTGGTGCTGGAAAGCTGGAGGCGATGCAGTAACAAACACAGATGGTTCAATAACAAGTCAAGTGTCTGCTAATACAGAGGCAGGGTTTAGTGTTGTTAGTTATACAGGAGATTATACAAGTGGAAGTTCGCAAAGAGAAGTTGGACACGGATTAAACTTGCCTCCAGAAATTGTTATTATAAAAAATAGAACAAGTCCTGTAGATTGGTATTTTTATACAGACATTATTGACGGCTCTCAAGATGTTCTTTATTTAAACAAAACTGATGCAAAAGCAGATTCAGGTAGACCATTACCTAATTCAAGTATATTTTATATAGGGGGTACAAGTTCTCTTAATATTTTAAATAACGAATATATATGTTATGCCTTCCATTCAGTAGAAGGTTTCTCTAACTTTGGTTCGTATGTTGGTACAGGAACTACAAGCGGAAATGTTGTTGTAACAGGATTTGAGCCTGCGTTTGTTATGGTAAAAAGAACCGATGCATCGGGGAATAGTTGGTTGATGGTGGACAACAAAAGAGTTGCAGCAGGAAACGAAAAACACGAATTATTTGCAAATACAAGTACTGCGGAAAGTGGAACTGGTTATGATGTTGCGTTTTTAGAGAATGGTTTTCAAATGCAAACAACTACATCTAATGCTAACGCAAGCGGTGCTTCATACATCTATATGGCATTTGCTGCTGACCCTACCGCAGTAGAACCTACTTTAGAAGATAGTTTTAATACTGTTTTGTATACAGGTAATAGTAGTACAAATCAAATAACAGGCGTAGGTTTTGAGCCAAATATGGTTTGGATAAAGAATAGAGATGCAGCGGATAACCATAGAATACACGATTCAATAAGGTCTGCTGGTTATTTCTTAGAGCCTAACACTACTAATGCTGAACAATATTCGTCAAACCAAATAACGTCTTTTGATGCAAATGGTTTTACTCTTGGTTCCGCTAATACCGTAAACACCAATGGAGAAGACTACGTTGCTTGGAACTGGAAAGGAGCAGAAATACCTGCTATAAACAGTAACGGTAGTATTACTTCTGTTGTTAGTGCGAATCCTGCTGCTGGGTTTAGTATTGTTAGTTTTACTTCAAATGGTGCAGCGGGAACAATAGGACACGGATTAGATGTTGCTCCAGATGTTGTTATATGGAAAAATCGTTCCGCAGCAGAGACTTGGTGGTTTCAACATACAATTTTAGATGGAAGCGATGATTATTTAAAGTTAAATGAAACTGTATTTAATCAAAATGTAAGTGCAGGTTGGGTTAATTCTTTAACGAGTACTACTATAAAGGACTTTACTACCGCTACTAATGGTCAGAATGTAATAGCCTACTGTTTCGCAGAGGTTGCAGGATTCAGCAAGTTTGGTAGTTATAGTGGAGCGGTAACTCCTAACTTTCAAGATTGTGGATTTGAGCCTGCGTTTGTTATCATTAAAAGTTCAACTAATTCCGCAGCAGGATGGCTTGTGTTTGACAATGTGAGAGGAACAGATAAAAGATTATATCCTTACGCAAATTTTGCTGAATATGATGATAATGGTTCCCCAATAATTAATTTTACGTCAACTGGGTTTTCTTTTAATGACAACAACGCTTGGACTAATGGAACTATTCACAATTACATTTATATGGCATTTGCTAATCAATTTTAAATAAAAGGGGGTGTAAAAGCCTCCAATTATAAAAATCATTATCTTTACGGTAATTAAATTAAATACAATGAGTTACATTAGAAAGATTAGTGTAGGTTCTGATTATAAGAACGCTATGCACTACATAGTTGGCAATACAGCTATGGGTGGCTCTCATACGATACACGAGATAGTAAAGGATGATGATGGCTACGCAATATGGGTTATAAACGATAAGGGAGAGGCTTTTCAATGGAAGTTTTTTGACAGGCTTCCATGTGTAATTGAGTACGACATAAACCTTATCTAATGAGACCTAGATACGGATACCTTATAGAGCCTCTAGGAGGCGAATACAATAATACAAAGAATGTAGGAGGAGTAGATCTTGTAGTTAACACAACTATCGAGGATGCTTCTTTTGTGAATCGCATTGGCATAGTTAAAGGATTGCCTACTACAGACAACGATACTGAGCTTCAAGTTGGAGATATAGTTGTGGTCCACCATAACGTATTTAGAACATATCTAGATATGAAAGGGAGAAAGACTAAGAGCAACGAATACTTTAGAGGCAACTCCTACATAGTTCCATTAGAAAGAATTTATTTATACAAAAGAAAAGATGATTGGAAAGCTCTTAAAGCGTTTTGCTTTGTTCTGCCTGTCGATTATACTCAGGATAGCGCTATACTTCGAAACAAAGAAAAGGAAGACCATGTGGGACTTATAGAAGTCTCTAACAAGTATCTCGAATCAAAAGGTGTTACAAAAGGCACTAAGATTGGATTTACTAAGAATAGCGAATATGAATTTAATATAGAGGGCAAGAAGCTATATAGAATGCAAACAAGAGACATATGCCTAGAGATATAAAGCAAACGATAGAAAGAGTTATTGCAGCAGGAGAAAAGGCCGTAGAGGAGCTTATTAAGGTTGCTCATGATGAGATTATTACAGATGATCCAAACGAAGATATTGCTGCTGATAGACTAAAGAATGCTGCGGCAACTAAAAAGCTTGCAATATTTGATGCATTTGAAATACTAAATAGAATAGAATTAGAAAGAGCTAAACTAAATGGCGAGGACGAATCTGAAACAAGTAAAGGAAAAGATACAGGATTCCAAAGCTTTGCAGAAAGAAGAAGTAGAAAGTCTTAGGCTTTGTAATGTTCTTTCTGGAGTAGTATCTGAAACCGTCTTAAAAAATAGGAACAAAAAGAAAGCCTGGGATTATGGATATAACTCAGACTATGATATTGTTGTTATATCTAAAGACGGAACTATAGGTGATATAGTAGAGATACAGAATTTAAAAATAGCACTTCCATCTGTACCTAATAACGTACATAAAAGAAGCAATAAACAATCTGAGCAATACTGGGAAACCTTAGAATATCCAAAAGAACTTAGATTAATAAAAACAATCTTTGATTGGAATAGTATGCCTAACTCTTTTAAGAGTGATTGGGTTGATTACATTGAAGATGAATTCACAAAAAGAGATGAAGGTTTTTGGTTTCAAAACAATGGAACCCCTACTTACATAACTGGATCTCATTATATGTACTTGCAGTGGACCAAGATTGATGTTGGTCAACCTGACTTTAGAGAGGCAAACAGATTGTTCTTTATATTCTGGGAGGCTTGTAAAGCGGATAATAGATGCTATGGCATGTGTTATTTAAAAAATAGACGTTCAGGTTTTTCTTTTATGTCTTCTGCTGAGACTGTTCATCAGGCAACTATAACTTCAGATGGTAGGTTTGGAATACTATCTAAGACTGGAGCAGATGCTAAAAAAATGTTTACAGACAAAGTTGTTCCTATATCTATAAACTATCCGTTCTTTTTTAAACCAATACAGGATGGTATGGATAGGCCAAAGACAGAGCTCGCTTATCGTGTGCCAGCATCAAAGCTTACAAGGAAATCAATGTCAGCTTCAGAAAACTTAGAAGAGATAAGTGGATTAGACACGACTATTGACTGGAAAAACACAGGAGACAACTCATATGATGGTGAAAAACTAAGATTGTTAGTTGAAGATGAATCTGGGAAATGGTTGCCTCCAGACAACATATTAAATAACTGGAGAGTAGTTAAAACAACGTTGAGGCTCGGTAGAAGAATTGTAGGTAAGTGCATGATGGGGTCCACTTCTAATGCTTTAGATAAAGGAGGGGCAAACTTTAAGAAGCTTTACGAAGACTCTGATGTTTTAGAAAGAAACGACAATGGTCAAACTAAAAGTGGAATGTATTCGCTTTTCATTCCTATGGAATGGAACTTTGAAGGATATATAGATAGATATGGACAGCCAGTCTTCAGAAACTCCGAGAATCCTGTTTTTGACGCCTTTGGAGACGTTATCTCTGGTGGTGTGATAGATTACTGGGAAAACGAAGTAAAGTCGCTTAAAAACGACCCAGACGCTTTAAATGAGTTTTATAGGCAATTTCCTAGAACAGAAGGTCATGCTTTTAGAGATGAAGCAAACAATAGTTTATTTAACCTGCAAAGAATATATGAGCAGATTGATTACAACGATGGATTAGAGGGGCAGAGAGCTGTAATGCGTGGAAGCTTTTCCTGGAAAGATGGAAAGAAAGATACGGAGGTTATATGGACTCCAGATAGTAGAGGTAGATTTTTTGTTACATGGATACCTAAACCTGAGCTTAGAAATAGAGTTATAACTAGTAATGGAGTTAAACTGCCTGGTAATGAGCACATTGGAGCTTTTGGATGTGATAGTTATGATATATCGGGAACTGTAGGTGGTGGTGGATCTAATGGTGCTTTACATGGAGTAACCAAAATAAACTTTGAAGGACCATCCAATATGTTCTTCTTGGAGTACATATCAAGACCTCAGACAGCAGAGTTATTCTATGAAGATGTTCTTATGGCTATGGTTTTTTATGGTATGCCAATACTTGCAGAGAACAACAAGCCAAGGCTTTTGTATCACTTAAAGAACAGAGGATATAGAAAATGGAGCATAAATAGACCTGACAAACACAAAAATGACTTGTCTAAGGCTGAAAAAGAACTAGGTGGTATACCATCTTCTACTGCTGTTATATCAATACACGCAGAAGCTATCGAGTCCTATATAGAGCAGAATGTAGGATATACTGATCAAGGCTCTGGAAACATGTACTTTACGAGAACTTTACTTGACTGGGCAAACTACGATATAGCAAAACGTACCAAGTTTGATGCCACTGTTTCCTCGGGTTTAGCGCTTATGGCTAACCAAAAGTACCTAGTTAAACCTGAAAAAACTAATAAAATAATAAATGTTAACTTTGCAAAGTATAATAATAACGGTTTAGTTAGCTCAATACTTAAGTAACAATATGGATAAATCTCCAGTGAATTACGCCATTGGATTCCCTGATCAATTAGCATCTGATTCTGAGAAGTCTTCTAAGGACTATGGACTCATAGTTGGAAGGGCAATAGAGTCTGAATGGTTCAGGAAAGAAAGTGGAACTTCAAGGTTTTATAACAACCGTGATACATATCATAAATTAAGAACTTATGCAATGGGAGAGCAGTCTGTACAGAAGTACAAGAACGAGCTTTCTATTAATGGAGATATATCTTATCTAAACTTAGATTGGACTCCAGTTCCTATTATACCAAAGTTTGTTGACATAGTAGTTAACGGAATGTCTAACAGACTATTCGATGTTAAGGCAGAAGCTGTTGATTCAATTTCTTCAAATAAAAAGGCACTTTATAAGAATCGCATAGAGACAGAAATGTTTAGCAAGAATGAACTCATGGAAGTTGGGGAGATTCTTGGTAAAGATATGTTTTCTCAAGACATAGATTCTCTTCCAGAAAATCAAGATGAGCTTGAGTTGCACATGCAGATTGATTATAAGGATGATATTGAAATAGCTGAGGAGAAAGTTATTCAAACCGTAATGAATCAAAACAACTACGAGCTTATTAAAAGGCAAGTAGATGAGGATGCTACTGTACTAGGTATATCTGCTTTAAGACACTCTTTCAACTTACACGATGGCATCAAAATTGATTATGTAGATCCAGCTAACTTAATATGGAGTCCTACTGAAGATCCTAACTTTGAGGATTGCTATTACTTTGGTGAGGTTAAAAACGTAAATATAACTGAACTCAAGAAGATTGATCCTAGCTTGACTGTTGAAGATATAAAAGAAATATCTAAATTATCTAGCAAGTGGGATGCATATCAAGGAATTAGAGGTGGTTATCAAGTAGACAACTTTGATCACAACACAGCTACATTGTTATATTTCTCTTACAAGACAGATAAAACAATCGTATACAAAAAGAAAGTAACTACAACAGGTGGAGAAAAGGTACTAAGAAAAGACGATTCGTTTAATCCTCCTAAAACTGAAGAAGCTAGATTTGAAAAGCTTTCTAAAAAAATAGATGTTTGGTATGAGGGGGTTCTTGTTTTGGGAACCAACTACATATTAAAGTGGGATGTAATGAAGAATATGGTTAGACCAAAATCTTCTATACAAAGAGTATATGCTCCTTTTGTAGTTACAGCACCTAGAATGTATAGGGGTCAAATTGATTCTTTGGTTAAAAGAATGATTCCTTTTGCTGATCAAATACAATTATTACATTTAAAACTACAGCAAGTTACATCTAAAATGATGCCTGATGGTGTTTATATGGATATTGATGGGCTTTCTTCCATTAACTTAGGAAATGGAGCATCATATACCCCGCAGGAAGCGTTAAACTTGTATTTCCAAACAGGATCTGTTATAGGTAGGTCTTATAATGAAGAAGGGGAATATAATCACGGTAAAATTCCTATTCAAGAGTTAACCTCTTCAGGAGCCAACGCAAAGATTTCTTCATTGATAAACATGTACAACTACAACTTAAACATGATCCGCTCTGTAACGGGCTTAAATGAAGCGAGAGACGGTAGTACTCCAGATCCAAGTGCTTTAGTTGGTGTTCAGAAATTAGCTGCATTGAATTCTAACACAGCTACAAGGCATGTACTAAAAGCTGGATTGTTCTTGACACAAAGAATTGCTGAGTGTATTAGCTACAGAGTTTCTGATGTTTTGGAGTACTCTGATATGAGAGAGGACTTTATTAAAAATATTGGTAGAAACAGCGTAGATATTCTTGATGAAATTAGCGAGCTTCACTTACATGATTTTGGAATATACATAGAGCTTCATCCAGACGAGGAAGAGAGAAATATGTTGGAGCAAAACATTCAAACTTCTTTGAGTGCTGGTAAAATTGATATTGATGATGCTATTGATATTAGAGGAGTTAAAAATGTTAAAATAGCCTCTCAATTACTAAAGGTTAGAAAAAGAAGAAAAGAAAAGATGGACCAGAAGAGGCAACAGCAAAACATTGCTCTTCAAGCGGAGTCTAATCAACAGGCAGCTTTAGTGGCTGAACAAGCAAAACAACAAACTTCTTTAACTGAAATGGAAGCTAAAGCTAAACTTATGCAGCTTGAGTCTGAAATAGAGGTTCAAAGAATGCAGATGGAGTTTGAGCTTAAGGCTAGACTTATTCAACTACAGAAAAGTATGGATGGTCAGATTAAAGGAGCTGAAATACAATCTCAACTAAGCAAAGAAGCTTACAAAGAGGATAGAAAAGACAAGAGAACAGCTAAACAAGCGACTCAACAATCGAAATTAATACAGCAAAGACAACAGGATTTGGATCCTATAGATTTTGACGGTCAAGACTCACTAGGGTCTGGAATCGAAGGAATGGTAGGCATTTAATTAATGTTTGTATCTTTGCGCTAAATTAAATTTAATTATATGGAATGGAAACTAAGGGAATTGGATGCCGATGGTAATCCAGTTGAACCAAAGCAGGAACAAGTTCAAGAAGAACAAGTTCAAGAGCCGGTAGTTCAAGAGGAGGTTGTTCAACAAGAGCAAGTAATTCAAGAGCAACCAGAACAAGAAGCAGAATTAGTTTCTGAGCAAGAGATTGCAAAGGAGCTAGAAGTTTCTGAGGAGGCGATTGAAAAGCCTCAACAATTTGAGTTAGACGATAATAGTATATTATCATACTTAAAAGAAAGACACAGCTTAGAGCTAGGCTCTATAGACGATCTTAAACAAACTGAAAAACAAGAGCTAACTGAAGATGTAGAAAAGTTCTTGCAGTACAAAAAAGAAACTGGTCGTGGTTTTGATGATTTTGTTAATCTACAAAAAGATTGGACAAAAGTAAACGACACATCTGTTTTGACTGAGTACTACAAGGAAACTAAACCACATCTTGATGAAGAGGATATTAATTTAATATTATCTGAGGATTTCTCTTACGATGAAGAGTTGGATGACCCTTCTGACATTAGGAAAAAGAAGTTAGCCTTTAAAGAAGAACTATACAAAGCTAGGAATCACTTTGAAAGTTTGAAGGAAAAATACAAGGCACCACTTGAGTCAAGTGTAACCTCTATTCCTGAAGATTACAAAGAGGCTTTTAACTTCTATAGTCAATACAAGGAGCAATCTGAACAAGAAGCTCAATTACAAGAACTAAGGTCTCGTGCCTTTAGTGAGAAGACTGATGGTTTATTTAGCCAAGAATTCAAAGGTTTTGAATTTAACTTGGGAGATAAAAAGCAGGTGTTCAAGCCAAAAGATGTAGGTCAAGTTAAAGAAGAACAATCGGATATTTCCAACTTTTTTAGCAAGCACTTAGATGAAAAAGGTATCATTAAAGACGCTAACCAGTACCACAAGGCAATCTTTGCTGCCTCTAATGCAGATGCTATAGCCAAGCACTTTTATGAGCAAGGTGTAGCAGACGCAACAGGAGGATTAGTAAAAGAAACTAAAAACATAGACATGTCTGTTAGAGATAACAAAACTGTAGATGTAAAAGGTACTAAGTTTAGAGTAGTTGATTCTGGCGAGGATTTCTCATTTAAAATTAGAAAAC